GAATGAGGTAAACTTCAAGCGATACAAACGGCTCTTTGCCAATGCTCTTTCTAATGAGGATTTGCAAAAAAATACCGGGCAGGCAATGGCTAAGACTATGGGAATTGTCGGGGCTTTAAGTGCTAAGTCATTAATGACTCTGGGACGAATTACTCTTAGGGTAACGGCATTAAGTGTTTTGATAACATTGTGGAATAGTTTTTTATTCTCCGATGAAGAAGATGATTTACCGGAAGATGTACGGACAAAACCACATATTATTTTTGGAAGGAATGACAAAGGCGAAGTAATTTATTTCTCTCGCTTGGGTGCATTAAATGATTTCTTGGATTGGTTTGGGTTGGATAATTTACAGAGTGACGTAGAAGATCTAACGAGAGGCCGAAAAGATATTAAAGAACAGGCCAGTGACATGGCTTATGCACCGTTAAGCAAGTTTATTAACGGGCTTTCTCCATACCTAAAAACGCCATTAGAGCTAATTTCCGGTTCAACTTATTATCCAGACGCCAGAACGCCAAGGAGAATTCGGGATAAAGGCGAGTATGTTGCAAGCGCTGTGGGGCTTACTGAAGAATATGTGCGTATCTTAAATACTGATGTTAATCGTGTGGGTTATCCTGCAGAGTTTCTTGCAGGCCTTATGACCGCTAGTGATGTTGGCTTGCAAGTTTCTTACGGGGAAGGCTTTGGAATTCCGGCCGTCGAGTTTCAAGCATGCGGTACGCCTGTGATTGTTTCTAACTGGGCAGCATCACCTGACCTTGCAGGGCCTGATTCTTTCCTTGTTGACGGTCAGCCTTTCTGGGATGAACCACAAGCATCGTTTTACCACATTCCCAATATCGGTTCTATCGTGCAGGCTTTAAACTTTGCTTACGATCAGCCTCGTGGAATATCGCACGCAAGCATAGATTTCGCGCAAGAGTTTGACGCTGATGTTGTGTGGCAAGAATACTGGATGCCTTTCTTAAAGGAGTTCTACAGTTGATTATTTACACTGGTGGCACGTTTGACTTGTTCCATGCAGGGCACGTTAATTTCTTGGCTCAATGTTCACAGTTTGGTGAAGTAGTTGTTTCGCTAAACACTGACGATTTTATTGCGAAATATAAAGGCAACGCGCCTATATGTTCTTATGCTGAGCGTGAGGAAGTTTTGTTGGCGTGCCAGTATGTTTCTGATGTTGTGCCTAATGAGGGTGGAGCTGATTCTAAACTAGCAATTCTGAATGTTAGTCCTGATGTTATTGCTATAGGTTCTGACTGGGCTAGGAAGGACTATCACGCACAGATGGGCTTCACTCAGGATTGGCTTGACAGTCACAACATTTCTTTAATGTATATCCCTTATACGGAAAACATTTCTACAACTGTTTTGAAAGAACGTCTTGCTAGTCGTAGTCGGCTCTAGTCCTGGTCGTGAACAATGGCTTGCAGATGCTTCAGCTTCTATTGAGTGTGAACATATTGCTGTAGTGAATTATGGTTTTGAGTTGGCTAAGATTGGGTGGGTTTTAGATAACACTACGGCTGACCGGTTTCTGTTTTTGCAGGATAGTTTCGTGGTGAAGGATCAGGGCTTCTTTGACTTGCTCGAGGCTTTTCCTGGTTCTGTTGCTTTGTTTGATGACCCTGCACCTTATGGCTGTTTTGCTGGTGTGTATGAGCGTACTGTTCTTGAGCAGGTGGGCGTGCCTGTGGTGGCTTCTAAGCGTGATGCTGTGCGCCTAGAGATTGAATGGACTAGTCGATATGTTGAGGCTGCTGGTGGCGTACCTGTACTGTTTCCTGATGTGAGAGATGCGACAGGGTTTGTACAAAGTCATAACGGTAGAGATAACCTAGTGTTAGAGAATACTTTTATCACTAAATTCAAAGGCACTTGGAGAGTTGACCAAATTGATTCCTAACCTAATCGTTCCAACATTGACGCGCTATGACCTACTGCAGCGTATGTTGTCGAGCATTGACTATCCTGTGGGTCACGTTCTCATTATTGATAACGGAAACATGATTGACCAGTTGAAGTTACCGGCTGAAATTAAAGAACTTACTGTGTTGACTATGCCAGCTAATATGGGCGTGGCTGGGTCATGGAATTTGGGTATCAAGTGTTTCCCTTTTGATTCTCAATGGTTGATGGTTTCTGATGATGTAGTGTTTCCTGCTGGTGCGCTTGAGCAGTATGCAGGTTTGGTTGACTCTGAGGCTATTCAGTTCTTTGACGTTGCTCCTAAGTGGGCGTGTTTCTCTGTGGGGCAGACTGTTGTTCAGAAGGCTGGGTTGGCTTGTGAACTGTTCCATCCTGCATATTTTGAAGATAACGATTGGGAACGTCGCATTGATCAGGCAGGCGTAAAGAAAGAAGTTTTGCCTATTCATGTTCAGCATGACAACAGCTCAACTCTGAACTCTGGTTTTAAAGGTGTCAATGATAAAACCTTTAGTGCTAATCAGGTTGTGTTTAATGAGCGTGCTGATGCTGGTGTTATGGATGATGGCGGTTGGTCGCTTGATATTCGTCGCAGAAATACTTGGGATTAGCGGTAAACTGTTACTATGGCGATTTCTAACGGGTACTGCACACTTGCAGATGTAAAGTCGGCGTTGCGTATCACTGACGCTGTAGACGATTCACTTATCGAGCTTTCTATCGAGGCTGCTTCACGCGAGATTGACGGCTACTGTCAACGTGCGTTCTACAGCACTAGCGGTACTCGAGTATTCAACTCGACTGATTCTTTCGTTACTGAGACTGATGACATTATTTCTGTCACCACTCTTAAGACTTCTGATGATGGCGTAACTTATGACACTACTTGGGCTACGAGTGACTTCCAGCTAGAGCCTCTGAATGGCGTTGTAGCAGGGCTTACACAGCCTTACACGCGCATCAGGGCTGTAGGGGATTATCTGTTTCCCATCTGGTCTGTAACAGGCACTTACAGTAACTTTGCTGGTGTACAGATTGTTGGCGTGTTTGGTTGGGCTTCAGTTCCTACAGCGGTAAAGCAGGCAACTATTCTTCTCGCTATGCGACAGTTCAAGCGTTACGATTCTCCCCTGGGCGTTGCAGGTTTTGGTGACATTGGTGTTATGCGTGTTGGCCGTGTTGATCCCGACGTTGAAGCTTTGCTAATGCCATTTAAGAAGTTGGTTGGCGCGTGAGCATTTCCGCTATTCGTGCAGGGCTGGGTGCAAACTTAGCCACTATTCGCGGTTTGCGTGTGGCAGAAACTATCCCTGACAACCCTTCTCCACCTATCGCTGTTATTAGCTTGTCTAACGTGACTTATGATGGCGCGTTTCATGGCGGTCTAGTTCAGTACAACTTTGTGGTGTCTGTAATTGTTGGGCGTGCGTCTGAGCGTGAAGCACAGCGCAGACTCGACTCACTGATTTCTACCGGTGACGGCTCATTTAAAGTTGCTGCAGAATCAGATAAAACTTTAGGCGGTTCAGCCTATGATGTACGAGTTAGTGAAATGTCTAACGTAGGTGCGGTATCATTGAATGACGCCACTTATTTAGCGGCAGACTTTTCAATTCAGGTTTACGCAAACTAAGGAAATCTAATGGCAAAATTCGTAGCCACTGACTACAAGATCACTATCAACGGTACTGACTTCAGCTCCATGCTGGCAGCTTGTACTCTTGACATTACTTCTGAGGAGCAGGACACCACCTCGTTTGGTCGTACCTTCCGTACCCGTATTGGTGGCTTGAAGGATGGTTCTGTTTCTCTGGACTTCCACCAAGACTTCGGTGCATCGGCTGTTGACGCTACTCTGTTCCCTCTGCTCGGATCGTTTGCAACTGTTGTTGTAACTCCTACCAGCGGTTCAGTTTCTGCTACTAACCCTTCTTACACTGGTGTGTTCCTGGTTTCTCAGTACAGCCCATTTGCTTCTAACGTAGGTGACTTGGCTACCCTGTCTGTTAGCTGGAACGCTGCTGGCACTGCAGGAATTACTCGCGGTACTGTATAACCATGAGTGCAATTAACCTACAAATTAATTTCGTTGATGGTTCTACCGCTGATGTTTCGGCGGTAGCCATCGACCAAATTAAGTTCGAGTCACACTTCGACATTTCGCTTAGCAAGATTGCTAGTGAAGCTAAACTGACTCACATTTACTGGCTGGCTTGGCAGGTACAAACTCGCCTGAATGAAACTAGCCTAGACTTTGAGGCTTGGGCTGCAACAGTTGATACTGTTGGGGTTGGCGATTCCCCAAAATAAAAGGGCTGGGTGAATCTTCTAAACATTGGGAGATTGCTCAGCTTGCAGTAGAAACAGGCATAAGCCCTCGTGAGCTGTTGCTTCTTGATGACCGTATGTTGTGGACTCTGCAACGTTATCTTGTTGCTAAAGCTAACGCTCGTTCACGGTAGACTATTCTCTAAGGAGTTTGGTTATGGTTGTGAAAGCTACGGTTGATGGTTCTGCTGTTCGTCGCGCCATTGCTGAGCTTAAGGAGATTGATCCTAAGCTTGTAACTGCTTTGAGGCGTGATATTCGTAGTGAGCTTCGTGGGCTTGCTTCAGGAATTGAGTCTGCTTGGCCTGAGAGTGGTGAGCTTTCTGGCATGAATGGTAATGGGCGTACTTCGTATCAGAAGCCTAAAGTCAGTATTGCTATTTCTACGGGGGTTAGAGCTAAAACTCTTGTTGCTATTAAGGCTGTTATCCCTACTAATAAGGTAGGTTCTAAGATTGCTGAAATGGCTGGTATGCGCGGTGTTGCTCGTATCGGTGGTTATGCGCGTTCTTATCGTGGGCCATTGGGCGAATATAAGACTCACCGCTTAATGGGGCAGGGTGCATATTTGATTGACCGGCTGAATCGTCGTAGCCCTATGCCTGGTCGTGGTGGTCGTTATGGTTGGAAGTATTTTAATTCTCAAAAGGATGATGTGCGTAGGCGCGGTATGCGTATTCTTGAAAATGTTGTAACTGCTTTGAATTTGGAGAAGTGATGAAAGATATTATCTTTCCGATTACCTATAAGACTGACACTAAAGGTCTTAAGGATGCTGAGTCTGGTTTAGATAAGCTTGGGGCTTTTGCTAAGACTGCCGGTATTGCTATTGCTGCAGGTTTGGCTGTGGCTGGTGCTGCTGCTGTAGCTTTTGGGGCAGAGTCTTTGAAGGCTGCTGCTGAGGCTGAGTCGATTACTCGAGGTCTTGAGAACGCCGCTAAGAACGCTGGTGTTTTTGGTGACAGTTCACTTTCTATCGGTAAGGCTACTGAGGCTTTAGATAAACATTCTAAGAAGCTTGGTGAGCTGACCGGTATTGATGATGAAATCATTAATCAGCTTAAGACTGGCTGGCTGGCTGTTCCTGACCTTGCCGCTAAGGGTACTGACGGTATCAACAAGTTGGCTGAGGCTGCTGCAGATATTGCTAAGGGTACTGGCAAAGACATTACTGCTGTTGCTATGGCGTTTACTAAGATTAGTGGCGATAGTGAGACTGCTCTTTCTAAGCTGACTCGTGTCGGTATCGTTCTCTCTGATCAGCAAAAAGAAACGTATCAAAACATTCTTGATACTAACGGTGAGATTGCTGCTCAGGATTACCTGTTGCAACAGTTGGGTGATAAGTATAAGGGCGCGGCTGAGGCGGCGGCTAACCCGTTTGAACGTCTTGATGTTATCTTTGGCAACTTGAAAGAAACTATTGGTGTAGCCTTGCTTCCAGCGTTTGAGGCTATCGTTCCTTACATTCAGTCTTTCATTGAAGACCTTGTAGCTGATGAAGACTTTAACGGTTTCCTTTCTGATATGTCTGTGAACTTTCAAAACATGATGGGTTATCTTCCTGGTGTTGTTGAGAACTTGAGTTCATTTGGTAAAGATGTTCTTCCTGCCGTGAACGCATTTTTCCCTATGCTTAATGAAGCTTTGCAACTTATGGGCAGTTACTTTGGTGTTATTGAAGGTAGTGACCCTGCTTCTAGCACTGATGATTTTGCCGGTTCTATGCAAGGTTTGGCTGGGGCTTTTAAGGCTGTTGGCGATGCGCTGAATTGGATGAATACTCAATACAACAAACTACCCCCATTCTTCAGGTCAAACTTTTTTGAAGTCACTGAGCTTCTTCTTGGTGTTCCTTTTGGTGGGTTAAAGAAGTTTGAAGAGTCTTTGTTTGGCACTGGTAGCACTCCTGCTGTGGGTCGTGGAATTAAACTTGCTGCTGGTGGTATCGTTCCAGCTATGCCTGGTGGATTGAACGCAACTATTGCTGAGGCTGGCCCTGAAGCCGTTATTCCTCTTGACCGTCTTGACCGCATGATGGGTAACAGTGGCAGTGGCAACATTACTATTAACGTGACTGCCGGTATGGGTGCTGACGGTGCAGCACTCGGTGAACAGATTGTTACTGCTATTCGTAAGTACGAGCGCACTTCAGGTGCAGTATTCGCAAAGGCATAACCTATGGCTACCACTGTAGAAATTGGTGTATATCTTACCGCTGGTGATACGCCATATTTTCGCTTGAATGATCCGGTGAGAGGCAAGCTGAATAACACTCAGTATCGTCTTGCTGGGCCTATCTTTTACGATATTACTGACGAGGTTCGTAACGTATCGGTGAAGCGTGGAAAGAACCGTGAGCTTGACCGCTATAACGCTGGTCAGGCTACTGTGTCGCTAAATAACCAGACTCGACTGTTTGACCCTCTAAATACTGCTTCAGTGTTTTATGGAAACATTATTCCGCGCCGTCAAATCCGTATCCGTTCTGGTGGTTTTAATCAGTTTGTTGGCGTGGTTGAGGACTGGAATTTCGAGTATGACGTTTCAGGTCAGTCTCTTGCTTCTATTACTGCTGCTGACGGTTTCACTTTGTTGGCTCAACAGACTCTTACACCTGGTACAGCTACGGCTCAAAAGACTGGTGCGCGTGTTGAGGCTGTGCTGTCTCAGCCGTCTGTGGCGTGGCCTCTTGCTGACCGTATCATTGACACTGGTAACTCTGATTTAGGTGCTGACGTTTTTGATGGAAACGCGTTGTCTTATCTGCAAAAGGTTGAGGCTTCTGAGCAGGGTCAGTTCTTTGTGAATCGTGACGGCTATATCCGTTTCATTAACGGTGCGGTAACTCCTACGTCTGCAGGTGCGCCACTGTTTAGCGATGCTGGTGACGGTATTCCTTACGTTGGGGCTTCTGTGCAGTATGGTACTGAGCTTCTTTACAATCAAGTTCAGGTTACTTATCCTGCAGGTACAGCTAATGCTTCTAATACTGAGTCTCAAACTAAGTACGGTATTTCAGCTACTTCTGTAGATACTTTGTTGGGCTTTGGCAGTAATGCTGAGGGTTTGGCAGATTATTGGGTTGCACGTTATGGTGAGCCTGACTACCGTTTTGATGCTATTGATGTGAGTATTGATGGCTTGTCTGGTACTGATGCTGAAACTGTTTTACAGTTTGAGTTGGGCGATATTGTTCAAATGAAGTTTACGCCTAACGATATTGGTGATCCGATTGAAC